CTAAAAATATATAATTTAAACCTGCACTTGATAGAAGATTCAGCTAGTCATCTAGGAGGTTAGGCTCTTCTTCTTCATCATTCTCTTCCTGTTCTATCTCGAGTCTCCTAGATAGTAAGTCACTCACCCACCCAACCAAGCTTTTCCCTCCTAGTTCAGCTACAATATCAGACATTTCTAACTTCACCTGATCAGGCGGGTTCAGATTTGCTATGTTCCTCAATGTTACTTCTCCTATCATAACATCGACTTTTGAGGCATACATACTTAAGTCAAAGCATCTACGCAAATTCAGGTCTGATGGTGACCTTATGTTTATCTGCCGCAGGTACATGAATACACTGTTCAGTTCCCAGGATAGATCTCTTTGTCCCCTTCTTTTCAAATAGTTCCTGCATGCTGTATTAAACTTGCTGATTTGTATGTCCTTATCAAGTAGGTAGCATAAGAAGAGGAAATAGCATTGCGTTACTGTCTTAGGGTCTACACCACTATCTGCAATTTGCTTTGCTTGAAATAGGCGATGATCAGAAGGGAAGCTTGAGCTACCAGTAGAAGAAAGTGCTCTTGCAACGAAAGGTACATGCATTACCATAGTCCTTGTCTGCGGCTCTGTAGATGACCTAGAGCTTGTAATACCCCGTGAAACGGCACATCTTTGGAGTAAGAAATCAAGAGAATGCCCACCTCTGTTAAGGATAGTGAGCTCAAATGGCCGCCCAGGTTCTGCCAAAGTTAGGTTCCTTATTGTAGCAACATATGTAGTGTAGCCTACATCTGATCTCTCAACGGCCGCTAGTGTTCCACCGTATGAACTCAACAGGCACAGGTTTGAGAATATCTCTTCAACGGTCTCATTTCTAATAGTGAAGTACGGACCAAGGACTCTTGCCTCTGATATGGATGCTATGGCATCTAGGCAGTCTTTATCGCTCCCAGCTATATCTTGCATGTTGGCATGACTTACACCTATTTCAAATTGTAGGAGATTGTAGGCTAACTTTGGGAACATATTGTATTCCTCTGCTGTGGAGGACAAATCATCAAATTTCTTTATTGATCCAAACAGGCCATCAGATGTAGTTGACAATCCGAGTGAAATTGCGTCAACCGCCATTGAGTGAAGAGGTGAAGGGTACTGGGAGTAGCTCTGGAAGTCTATCTTAGATCTCAGGTCAATCTGCCTTGCGAGCACAGATATTATACTGTTGTTTATCAAAGACAGCATCCTCCTTGGGCTAACTCTCCTGTCAGGTGAAAGGGCCTTACCCGCCCTTATATCTCCTTTTGCTCCCCTAATAACTCTCCTTACCTCATCTGGGATTAGTCCCTCAGCATACCTCTTTAAGTCAGGGTGGTTACCAGACATGACTTTCCTCTTAGTGCTCGGGTGGAGTATTTGTAGTAACTCATTTATATTAGGGACATAGTCCTGGTTTAAGTATTTACCACAAGACAAGTACAGGTGTGTTATCATAATTTCTGCTGCTGAAGAATTAAAGGGATGGGACTTAGATCGGTGTTGTGATGGCCTAATCATTTCCCTACATATCTTGGCACAGGCTCTGAAGAGAGGGGTTACTTCTTCAAGCCTTGAGTCAGCAAGGGATGATGTGATTGACCACCTAAAATACTTTGCTGTGGCCCTGCAGACCTTAGATGAGCCTGGATTCGCATATAGGAATACTCTGTTATCTTCAAAGGCAGATAGTGCTACCAGCTGTTTCCTTGCCTCATACAGGAATACCTTTATGCCTAAGTTCACATCTGATTTCTCTAACATTGGGCATATGCTCACAAGGAGTAACTTTGCCTTTTCAATGCTTTGGCCAAGATTGTACCTCAGGTGTGATCCTATCGGAATATAGTCTATTGAGCTCGATGTGTCTTGTGGACGAGATAGTATCTTAGTTCTGATCTCAATGTTTGTCTGGTCTTCTCTGTTAGGTATCTCTGAAAGCCCATCAATGATATTATCATCATCTTCAATCATCTGATCTGCCCATGACCTCTCGTCTTCCATAGCCTTCATAAATTCATCAAATGTGTGTAGGAAGTTCTCCTGCTCTAATGCCTCACCCAGAGACATTATCTTAAATTTCCAAACTTCCTCGTTCATAGTTGAAGACCTGAGTAGAACAGCTGCTAGGGACCCTCGTAGGTTCGGAGGCATTCTTTCTAACACGTACCTAACAATTATTGAGGTCGAGAGTATACCGCCTACCGGGAATGACAATGGGTTAAGCAGCCTTGATATACCCTTTTTATCATCACTAAACTCATACATAGATCTTACTGCCCTATTAATTAACATATCCCTAACTACCCTTGCTTCTGTTTCCTTTGGAAGCCGACCAAAGTCCTCAAATTGGTTTAATGCGTCCTGGTCAATTGAAGCCCTAAGGGACATCAAATATTCATCGGAGAATTCTCTCCTCTCCTGCTCACTCATCTGAGGTATATTCCTGTTCATGAATAAGGCATCAGGATTTGACTCAAGCTTTTCCAGGTATGTGAGCTCATCCTTTGTCATTGACTTAATCACCATCATATTACTTAACTCATTTACCTTTCTTCTGAGGACATGGACTTCCTTTTTCGCTGTAGGATAAATAAGTCCTTTTGAGGATGCCTCACAGTATGCCAGGAGCTTAGTCATGGCTATGATTGTAGTTCGGTCTACTGTCCCTTCTCCTCTCTCAAGCATAGACGTGAAGTCACTTGAGGGCAAATGTACACGGATGTTATTATGGAATGGAGAAGGTACATACAGCTCCACATCGGAGTATGCAATTCGCCTGCTTGTCTCACGTGACTTTATACCGGCAGGTATGCATATATCTAACCCAGAGGCAGCAGCTATAAGGTCAATGAGGTCTCCCATCTCAGGATTTGACCCTAAGAACTGTGCTGCGCTAGAGATAAAGTCTGCACGATTCCTGTCTTTCTCACTGCCACTCATCTCCCCTATCCACTTGATCGTTGATGTTGCCTTAGAGAAGACTTTGACATGCTCTTTATAATCATACATCTGTGGGTGTTTTGACCTATCCATGTTGACAATTGCGATACTATCATCTCCCTTGGAGTAGCACTTAGAGAAACTCCTTAGTTCTGCAAAGTCCAATGTAGGGAATGATCGCCTTGACGAAGCTAGGAATACCTTCCTGAAGTTTGTCTTTTTGCCTTCACCCAGCAGGTCTTTAAGCAGGTTCACCGCATCATTAATATTCCTTGAGTCATTGCCTTGCGCCTTTGCCAACTCTCTGCGGCTCAGTAACTGGAGTGCTGACTGGCCTTTAGGATATGACATAATCTCCTCATACTCAACGACCTCTGGAATCTTTCTTAATAGATTTGATAAGTCAGATATCCTAAGGTTGACAATACACTCTAAATGGTTAGTAATAACTTTACCTAGGGCACCCCTCAAAGGATCAACTACATTGAAAGGAATATTACAGTTGTCCTTAATGTAGTCCAACAAGTTACTGAGGACCTCTCGACCCGAGATATCAGGTATACTCAACTTCACCCTTGTGGAGTTAAAGATTGCCCTACTAGGATTATCAGACTTTGTAGCATAAGTAGTGAACAATGAACATGCAAGTGTAGTCACATCTGGATAGTAAGAACGTAATGTCTCAATCTCGTCAACAAAGAATGTGTCCCTTTCTAAGGATGACGATACGCCTATTGCTAGCGGTGAGGGTATCCCGAAACCACAGTATCTTGGCGGAGCAATCAACATGTACAACAGAACAGTGTTAGGAATATTAGGGAATCTCCGCTTAATTATCCTTGATGAGAAGAAGGTAGCCAAATGCGATGCTGTCAGAGGGCAAAAGGATGTCATTCCTTGCACAGCACTCTTCACTTTTGATGAGATCAACTCGACCTTATCCAGGAATAACTCCACTTTCCTTTGTTGTGATGTTGACATAAGTCCACTTAGTTCCTTAACATACTGATTGATTATCTTCTCATCATGTCCATACGTCCCGAGGTACTCCCACACTTTGCTGCTAACCATGGTCTTGCTCAAATGGAAGTCTAGTCCAAAGCTACTATATGCCTCTTGGATCCTTCTCACAATGTCATGTAGCTCCTCTTTACTGATTGAGTCATCGAAAAATATTGTTAGTATACCATCATCTGAGTAGGTCATTAACCTACCCTTTACACCTGTCCTCGACAATGCCTCCATCATTATCAGTGCATGGATACTTGTCCATAAGAAATTAAGGAAACCCTCAAAACCACCTAAGATCCCTGAGATGCGATGATAACCTCCTCTTGTTGACATTAAGACCTGTGCTGCTCGAAAGAGTAAGTCAATCCTTCTGAGCCATTTCTCACCTGTAATTTCTGAAAGAGGCCTGCCATACCTCCGGACAAGACCCATTGGAAACCTTTTACTGAATTCTGTCATGTCAAAGGAAACATATAGTGGCGTTCTACCTCCCCCCTCTGATGACCTTGCAAGAAACTCTACCTCTTTCCTCCTCATCCGTGAGTCTAAAGTTATGCTAACACCCTCCTGCCTCCTTATCATCTGCTTAACTAAGCGCTCCACAGCTTGTGTTATATTTTTCAAGTCTCTCTCACCAAGATAGAAAAGCCTCGTTACCACCTTGTGGACCTCTCCGAATTTAGGTTCTGTAGACACCAGGTATGATGCATCTGGGTTCTCATCTAGAAAGCTAGACAGCATCTCGGGCGTCACCTTATCGATACCACCTGACTGCTCTTCGAACCTCTCATGGGCCTTGATGACGCGTTCAAAGCGAGATATTGAAGATTCCAAGGCCTTCTGCTCATCAACCATCAGATAGTCTATCAGGTCATCCCTATTCTTCAGAGTCGGAGTCTTTTTATGTGACTCAGCCATCTTTTCTAACTTCTCCTTGCCTAGAAGTTCAGTACTATCTAGGGACTGTGCAGACTTCTTGGACGATGCCTTCAATTTTACATGTGAGGCCTTAGGTCCATTCTTTACCTCTGATATCTTAAGCTTGAGCCAGTTATTCAATGGTAAGTTCTCGTAATAATCAGTCTTTGTATCAGGCTCATTTGATTTATTAACTGCTGCACGAAGTGTATCTATATCAGCATCATCACATGTCAATCTAGCATCATACCCTTGTGCCTTTAATGACAAATACAGCTCTCTGCGTGCGCGTGCCTCTATGAGGTCCTCTGCATTCTCCTTAACCCCGCGAGGGTTTGTAAGGCCTGATATCGCAGAGAATACTTCTTTGATATTGCAATCCGGGTGAAGCATAGCTTTAAACATATTAGACCAATTTGCAATATATACCCACTTCATTCCTTGCTGCCTAAAGAGAGCTTTAAACTGAAAGAACATCTCCTTTCTTAGAGTGCTTAATGTCTTAAGGTACTCTGCTGCCCCATCTACACCTAAGACATTGTTCTCATCCAACTTGTATATGGAGTACTGCCTTAATGCCTTTAAAGAACCTGGTGCCTCATCTACCTCAAAGTCATTGTACTCACATATAACCCCCAGCAGCCCTGTTACTAACTCCTGCAAGTTGATCTCTGGGGAAATTGCATGCGAAGACAATGACAGCGCTATAACCCCTGCGATGAAATTCATCATGCGAGTCAGGTGAGTTAAAGTCATTAAGAATGTTTGCTGCTTAGTCATAAAGACTGCCAGGTTTGCATATGTGAATAGGTCAATGCCGATAATATTATTCAATAACTTACTTGTTCGATGGGCTACCTTACTACTTTTCCTTCTCGGTTTATGCAGGTCATCAAACTCTGACTTGACAATATCCTCAAAGTGGCTTGCCGCTTTTGTCCGGCTTGTGATCAGCTCTTGAAGTTCTTCGTAGACCCTTATTAACTTCATCGCAAAAGTCAGATTCTGCTGTGAGGGCATTGCCAAATTTGAGCCTAATCCTATCCTTGCACTCGTAAACGAGCCTAGAAGTTCATAAAGATCCCTATCCCTTGATTCAGGCACAAATGTAATACTTTTCATTATCTTCAAAAGTATGTTATATGAACCATTGTTTCCACTCTCGCACGTACTTATGTCATTATAGCTGAGGCCATACATAGTCTTATCTTCATAAGTTCCGTACGACTTATACCATGTCTCAGAGCCCTTCTTCCTTAGAAACAATGCCTGGTCTGCACACTTTGTTAGAGCCGTCCTCCTAGACTTAAGAGATGCACCATCCTTATGCATATTAAAGAGCCTACTTAAATTCTCAGATAGGGTGACCTCTGAGTTACTGTCATGGATCTTGCGCCTCAAATAGTTATACCTTAAGGCATCTGACTTATGTATCGGGAGGTTCTCACTTTCACCTCCAATGTAGGCAGTAACATATGTTGTAACTAGATCGCTGCTTATAAGCCTGTCTGACATTTTTTTATCTACATTTTTTC